CTACTAATCTAAATCTATTTGTAGATGGTACTTCAACTACATAATCTCCATCTGCTATAGAACCAGATCCTACTCCAGCATAAGAAATCCAGCTAGCATTATGAGTACTATAGTATAGTGAGGATCCAGTACTCTCTAAAGTAACAGTTGTGCCTTCGGCCAATCCGTGATTTTCTACATAGAATGTATCTTGTTCTTGATCTGATTCTAAAAGAATGTGGAACATATTTCTGCTATAGTGAGAATAATCGTAGTTACTCCAATAATAACTCCACTGTGAAGGGAAATATCTAGACATATATGAAGAGCCATAATGCGAGAAGGTATCTGGATTACAAGTGCTATATGGTCTATACATTGTATAATCTTCCAAGAAGTTTGCTACGTTAGCATGACTTCCTTCAGGCATTTGACAAGTACTAGATCTACCTGAAGAATAAAATGGATTTTGCATTATTAAAGACGTGTTGTCATATCCATTAGGTGACATAAACACCATACCTTCAGGTTTTGTATTACCAATCCCCCAGTAGTTTCCATTGTAAAATCCTGATGATGAATGTCTATCCCATCCTGATCCAACTCCCTGTTGGTAATATCTAGTATAATAATAGGTATAGGCCGACCCATATGGTTTTGTTGTTCTAACTGTTTCGTATACTAAATGTAAACTACCTTGTCCTTTAGTATATGTTCCAGTAGATGTAAGATTAATGGTAGAACCATTATAGGAATCTGTTAACTTAACACCAGAAGCATCTACCTCTGATATATAATAAACCATAAATCTTTGTAAACCTCCGATTGGAGTATCTTTTTGAGCAGGTGCATAAAGAAGACAGTCATTAAGTTTTAAGTTACTATTAGGCCATTTTATTTTATCACTAGCTACATCTACCTTATCTGCACCAAACTTAAAAGCATAAGTAGATTTCATTTGTTTAGTTTCTGTATTGCTAGTATCAGCATATAGTACACTTTGTACTGTGTTGGTTGGATCAACATAAGGTTCTCCATCTGGTGCAGTTGCTGATGATGCATCTACTTGTATGATCTTAGGTGATACAGAGTTTACTAAATAAAAGTTAGATTGAGAAACGAATCCATGTTCGTTAGGTGTTGTTACAGTAACAGTTGAAGCTGCTGCTTCATCAGTAGTAATACCTGCAGTTTTTTGATAAGGTATTTGAGAACCAGCATAAAACTGACCAGGAGTAATAATAGTATATGTACCATCTAACCTACCTGTTCTACCTTGTACTGCTCTAGCTTTGTAAGTAAACGTCATATCATCTACTACAGCTTGTATAATATATTTTCCTTCAGCTGTCTGTGAAGATAACCCTCTAATATCTAAAGGAGTTCCTTGAACTAATCTATGAGGATTAGTAGTACTAACAGTAATAATATCTGAATCTTGTTTACAAGCAACTTGTACTACTCCGCTAACTCCATAATCAGCATCAGAGATATAGTAGGATGGCACGTTATTAGATAACTCTACTGTTTCCCATTTTGTTGATTGAAGTCCGTATTCAAAGTCAGTATCAATAAGGTTTTCCGGATTAGATACCCTGATCTTACTTACTGGATCTACATATGTTTCATCTAGTGTTATTTCTTGATGATCCTTCTCTACAAATATTTGAAGGTTTGAACCTGAGTCTATTCCTAATGTTGTTAGGTTTTTCTGTAAGTGAAAAATAGTCTGCTCAGTCTGGTTATCGAAAGAGTGGGAAGTAATCCCAGATCCTGATACAGCAAAGTTGTAGATAATAGAGTTACTATCTACATCTGTTATGAGCAGAAGGCGAGCAGGTTTAATTCTGTTTTCTACAGCAACAGTGTTATTTACCCTGTTTATTGTATAATGATTAACTAACGATTTTGCCATCTTATTATATTATTTTTTATCCTAAAGCTATTGAAAAAGCTGCAGCCAATCCATCTGTTACAAATGTTTGGTCAGCACCTCCTTGTGTTAAGTTTCCTCTTGCGTTTACTATTTGTCCTTCTACTGTTGTAGATGCATTTAGTGATCCAGTTACAAATGAATCATTCATAGAGGTAAAACCATTTCTTATTACTAGTTGATTTGCCATATTAATAAATATTTAAAATATTCTACTTACTGTTTTTACACTCCAGTTATTTGTAGTAGTCGTAACTCTTAATAGAACATTACCACTACTTATTGCTGTTGTCATATCTACAGAAGTAGTACTACCTATATCTGCTGTAGATGTATCAGCGTATGTTATATTACTTCCATTCCATGTAGTCATTACAGTCCCAGCTCTAGCATTAGAACCGCTTGTTACTACATAATCAAAAAATGCTGCTGTACTTGATCCTGTAGCTATAGTAGCTACTGTTTCAGTTCCTGTATCAGCATCTGTGTTTTGACTATATGCATGTGATGCAGAGAGTATGCTAAATGTATTATTTACTGTTAGGGATCCATTTACTGTAGTGCCAGCAAGTTGATCTGATCCAGATATTAAAGTAGGTTTACCTGTTATATCTGCATATGGTACTGCACCCCCCAGTGATCCAAAAAAGGAACCAGTAAACGACCCGGTAATACTAGAGTTTCCAACTATAGAAACCTTAGTTCCGGAGAAAGGTTGAATCTTATTTACTTTTAATATACTCATTTTATATAAATATGTTTAGTTCTCTATAATACTTAATACTGAATCAAAGCCAACACTTACAGTGCAGTTTAGTCCAACAGGCCCGATAAAATGGGCGTTATAATAATCTGGTATGGTAACATCAGTAGTGATTGATTGAGGGTGCATTAATATATCTGCAGAGCCTCCTCCACCACCTCCTCCAGATCCGGATACTATATGTCCACCTTTTGCAACAACTACTCTACCAGAAACAGTTTCAGGGAATGTTACCCTTACTGTATTAACTGTTGGAGTTGTAATAGTAGATGGAATAATAACCTCATCATTATTATTATATACTTGTACTAATACATTCTTAGTATTAAAGTTATGTGTTGATGTTTTAAATGTTACATTTGTAAAGTTGTCTACTACAGTAGCAGTTTCAGCAATGGTTGCTGATATACCTGTTAACCCAGAACCGTCTCCTACAAATCCTCCTCCTGTAATAGTTAATGAACCTGTAATAACTGCAGAACCACTAAATGGAAATCCACTTCCTGCTCCTGCATTTTCAGCATAAGATGCTGTTAGAGCAAAAGAAGCTGTTGGTACGGGAAGCATATTGCTTGAACCTGAATGATGAATCATTAACCCACCGCTATGTTCTCTTAATATAATAGAAGTAGAACCTAGTTGTCCTATATGAAGTTCATCTAATACTAAGTTAGTTCTTTGATTAGTATGATCTCTAAGTTCTAAGTTTTGACCTTGAGTTGAGGATAGTTGAGTATTACCTAAAAATATAGTTGATCCACTTAGGTATAAATCTTTCCATCTTTTAGTTGGAGAACCTAAGTCAAATACTTCTGTTATAGAAGGTAATAAACTACCACTTATGTTATATACAGCATTTGATGATGAGACAATACCTGAAGGTACATTAGTTAGATTATTATAGTTTCTATAATAAGTACCAGGTAGACCTCCAAGGTTGGCTGAGTTATCTACAGAAGAAGAGACTATATGACCTCCTTTTCCTATTACTACCTGTCCTGATTTAGGAGAAGTAAACTTTACTATAGCCGTATTATTATCAGCTAACTCAATAGAGTTAGGTATAATAACGAAGTCATTTTCATCATAAACTTGTACAACTACATTTTTACTATTGAAGTTGTGGGAAGCACTATAAGATGTAACTCCTGAAAATGAATCAGAAAAAGTTGCAAGTTCAGATACTGGTTGTGTTCCAGATACTATATGTCCTCCTTTTGCTACAACTATATGACCACTAGTTAGTGATGCGAACTCTACATTTATATTATTATCATCAGTTAATCTTACTCTTGCAGGTATAACCTGATCATAGTTAAAATCGTAAACAGAGACTAAGACATTTCTAGTACCAAATCCATGATATACATTTGTACTTAATGAACTAGTAAAAGTAGATTTTACAGTTACTGATTGAGCGAAAGTTAATCCAGTTAAAGCAGAACCATCACCTTTAAATGATGAAGCAGTTATTGGTCCTATAACATTTAATGCTCCTGATATTATTGCAGAACCTGTAAATGGAAAACCAGATGCTGATTGAGAGATAAATCCAAATGAAGATATCTGAGTAGATGATGAAACTATACCATCTATATTGAAGAGATTATCTATTTGTGCCGAACTAGATATTACTCCTGAAGGTAAGTTTGCAGCATCACCTTGAACTAAAACATGTTTCCAATCTGAACCAGTATAGAATAGAATCTTTTTTCTATCTGAGTTATATATTATGTCACCATCTTGAGAAGTAAGAGAAGATGTTTCGGCATTAGTAAAAGATTCTAATCTTAAAGCTAAGTCTTTTAATATTAAAGCTTCTGAACCGCTTAATATAATACTATTACCTGAAGTTAAAGTTGGTGTTCCAGTTCCATTTTGAACTGTATATGAATGAGCTGTTACAGATCCTGATACTTTAACTGAACCTGTTACATCTAAAGCTCCTGATATTATTGCTGAACCTGTGTAAGGAAATCCGTCTGAGGTAGGAATATTAGTTAATGCTGATCCATCTCCTTTAAAATATGAAGCGGTTACAGCATTAGTTACATTAAGATTGCTGAGAGCAGCTGAAGAGCCACTAACAACTAGTTTTTTCCAGTTCGGCATTACACTTTTACTATGGTTGGTTACAGGATTGCCTGCCCACTTCCCTTAAGGGCCAATAATATCATTAATAAATAGGAAAAGGTTTTAAAGCCTAGTTTTACTATTTTAACTTTTCTAACATAGAGTTTAACTTAACCCAAACTACATAAAATCTTTCGAACTCATGTCCTTTGTAGTTAGAGTCTCTTAAGTGATTAAGTATAAACTCAATCTCTTGTTTAGTAAGATTATTTTTTTCTATTGATTTTTTTGCTATTAAATCAGCAGCGTCGTGCCCATCTATAACTTTACCTTTAGCCTGTACTGGCATATAACTTTATTTTAAGAATAGATAAAAATATCACCAGAAGTATCTACTTTTATATTGCCGTTTTTTTGGTAATAAGCTTCATCTATGTGATTAGTATCATTTTCATCAACTACTACAGAAATATGTGCTTCAGTATTAGCAGATCCTGTAGTTGCAGATATATTTTTGTTAACACCCCATCTAAAATCAGTAGCATCGAATAAAAATGCATCACCAGCACCTGATCCTTGATCTACAACAAGTCCAGCAGTGTCTGGATCAGTAGAACCTGAGTTAAGAAGGATATATTTGTCTTTTATTTCAGTATTAGTAGTGTTTAAGTAAGCTAATGTACCGTTTACTGTTAAGTTACCGTCTATCTCTGCATTACCAGTAAGATTTAAGTTATTGAACGTTACATCATCAGTAGTTTGAAGACCTAAGTCTACATTTGAACCAGAAACTCCGTTATTTACTAAAACTGCTTGTCCTTGAGCATTAGAAGTAAGTATTGAACTTGAAACTATACTTCCACCAAGGTTATATGTAACAGTATTGTTAGTTACAGTAGCTGATAAGTTATTACCACCTTCAAACTTTAAGTTTTCAGTTTTAAGATTGATAGTATCCCCACCACCTGTTGCTCCTGAACCACTATAAGATAAAGTAGAAGCTACACCTGTTAACTGAGAACCATCTCCTATGAAAGAACCTGAAAAAGATCCACTAATGTCGACAACTGCTGAGTTCTGGGCAACAATATTACCTGTTCCTGCTATAGGAGTTGTTGTTAAGTTGCCTGAAGCTCCAGTTACTACACCAGATGAAAGAGAGTCTACTTGTAAGTTGGCTAGGTTAGCCGATGACCCTGATACTATTATCTTTTTCCAAGTTGCCATGCTAAAATACTGTTATGTTTATAAATATGTAACTTATTCGTTTACTCCTAGGTATAGATTATAATCATTCCCGTAGTAAATACCACCTTCTACAGCTGTTGGAGTTGAACTTTGTGATATAAGTTGGAATACTCCTTCTGTATTTACTTTTACTTTTTCCTCTCCATTAATATCAATAGAAAAATACTTTGAGACACCATCTAACTTAAGATTAAATGAACCAGTAACTTCAAGATCGGAGTTTTGTAAAGTTAATGACCCAGTTATTCCTACAGATCCTGTGATACTATGTAGATTTAATAAATCACTACCTATAATAGAAGAACCTGAAAACTCATTTCCAGTAGAAATCTCTTGCCAACCTGCTGCATTACCTTGATTAGATGTATCTACTAAAATATAATAACGATTAGTATCCTGTTCGTATACAGTTAACCCTTCATATACATTAGCTGATGATAAAGCATAACGAGCAGCAGCATTTGCAACGCTAAACCTTGCATCTGATGGTTCGTTGTTAGTTATATTAAACCCGCCTGGTAGTATAATCGCCATATCTTATGTTAAATCATATGTTATACTACTGCCGCCACCTCCGGCTTGTAGTGTATTTGTTTTATATACTTTATATTGTCCGATAGTTGTTACACTAAACTGTCCTAATACACCAAATCCACTGGTTGTTATATTAGATAAGTTACTTCTTGAACTATCATATACTATATAATGATACTTATCACCTGACCATGATATAGTTAAGCTATCTCCACTAGGATTAGTGTTACCTTTATCGATAGTACCAACTTCTCCACCTATAGTATTGTCCCAAAATGCTAAATCTGATAGTTGACTTGTATTAAATGTAGTTAAAGCACTTGCTCCATACCTAACACTTCTTATTTTAGTATATGTATCAGTTCTATCACGTGTAGTACTAGTATCTGGTGAGTTTTCTCCTACTGGAGAATCATAATACGCTGTTGCTGTAATAGATATTGATGATGATCCTGTAGCTGAACCTGTTATTATATAAGGACTTGTTAGATTTGTTTCAGTTCTATTAAGTTCCCATTGATTACTTGTAGCAGATGATGAAGAAGTAAATGTAATACTACCTGTTGCACCTTGTTCTATTTGATTTGAACTATATCCTAACTGTACTGATGGTGTGGATGTTAGTGAAGGTTGTGCAGGATTACTTTTTGATAGTGTTCCATTAACAGTATCACTGTTTGTGTATATAGAGTTATCTAAAGGTGAACTAGCTGTATAGATTAGCTTGTAAGTATGACTACCAATAGATGAAGTTGGGAAGGATATTGATGTTCCTGTGTTAACTTCTGATAGTAATACGTTACCTTCATATATAGATGCAGTATGTATTATGTATCCTCCGTTATTCCATGTAGCATTTATATCGTATGAATCGGATGTTTGGTTAAATCTATCGGTATTGAACCCTGATAATGCTATATTAATAGAAGAAGGTTGTGCAGGTGTACCAAAAGTAAGTGTTAACCTACCACTATTGTAAGTAGCTGCTACATCAGCATCATAATCATTGATTTTTATCTCTTTTAAGTTAAGATTACTACTAGTAACATAAGTCATAGCACCTGCTCCTGATATCTCAGTAGCTATTTGTGCTGATGATGATAAGATACCACCTGGTATTTCCTCTAACTGACTATATTTACTACCAGTAATGAATCCTAAATCGGATATCTGTGCTGATCTTGATACAATACCTGTTATACTTGAAGATAAAAACCCTAAAGCATCGATTTGAGCTGAACTACTTACTAAAGTTTTACTTTCTATAGTAGTTAATCTTGTATCTAATAAAGAAGATGATACATTTTCAAGTGAAGAAGAAGCTTCTAATAATGAAACTCTACTTTCTACTGATCCAGTAAATAGATTTAACGATCCAGATACTTGATTTAAGTTAGCAATGTATTGATTAGTAGATCCAGTCCATTCAGATATAGAGGAAGTCCATAAAGTAATAGCTCCAAACTTAACTTGGTCAGCTCCTTGACCGGCTTCTAACGTTGTAATACGTAATCCTACGTCACTACCGTTTAAAATAAGGTTAGAACCTGAGATTTTAACAGATCCTGTTATAGTAAGTGCATTAGGATGTGGGACTATACTAGAAGCAAAGACTCCATCCTTACTAAATACTAACGAACCGGATAATATACTATCAAATCTACCTGCCATCCTATATATCGTTTATATTACCAGTAGTTTCAGTAGTAACTTTTACTGCTGCTTTAGAATAGTACTTTTTTGAGTTATGTGCTTGTGCGTTTATAGTGTCTGTTACTATATGTCCAAGTAGATTAATAGAAAAGTTAGTTTTAACTATCCTATCATTACCTTGAACTATCTCAGTTGCAGTAGTATAGTTATCAATCATAGCTCTAAATCTAAACTTAGTAGGGTCACCCCAGTAAGAATCAGAAGCAAAGTTAATGCCTTCTATGATTTTATTGTTTTGCTCCATATAATCAGTATAAATAATACAACTATATACTATATTTACATAATCAGGTATAGCAACAGCATAGTATTCTTTAACTGGTTCTCTGTTATTTAGTATATCAAACTTATCATATGAGTTTTTTCTTGAAAACTTCTTTTGAAACACTCCAAAATGTACAGGTTTGTTACCATCTAACTTATTTCCAAGGTTTCTATTACGTTCTAAGCTATCTCTCCTAAAAACTATCAAAGGAGCTTGCATCTTACCGTTTTTATCACGGTAATACCCGTCTTTCTGCATAGCTGCCCACCTTTCTGGTGATCCATACACAACTGGAACGTTAAAAGTTTTACCATTTTGTGTAACAGAGGGTTTTAATACTTCATTAAAGTAGTAAAATATAGCTTCATCAATATCTTTGATGCCTACAGTAAAATTATCAACGTTATCGTCTCTACTTACCTGATATCCTCTATTATTTGTGTCAATAGGGGTAGTTCCAAGTGATTCGTTAGATAGTTGTTCTTGAGATTTAGGTATAGGTGTGTTTTCAGCCATGTTATCTTACTTCAGTTATGCCAACTCTGTCGGCTCTTGTTAAATGACAATCTAATACAATAGAAAGTGAAGAACCAAACCCGTTACCATAAGAAGCAAGGTTATAACTCTTATCTCTACCAAGAAATAGTTGATTTTCCCTTACAGTATCTACTTCATAGAAGTCATTCTGCCATTGAACTATGTCTCCTACTTCAGGAACTACATTAGAATCGACTAAATCAGGTCTTAGAAATGCAAATGATGCTGTTCTACCTAAATCAGGTCCAAAATCGTCAATATCTATGACTTGATCACCTCTAGTTATAAGACAGTTTAGTTTAACTGCTTCCCAATACGATTTTTGAAGAGATTCTCCATATAAGTTAACGTCTAAATCTTCTAAACTTAACTTATGGTATAGGATCTCCTGTTCTACTATGTCTTTTAGTAGTTCTCTGTTAATATTAACGAGTAAATCGAAGTCTCTGTTAGATCCAAATAGCATATTAGTATTCTCCTGGTCGTTTCATGCGTTCAACTGAGTTAGCAGCTACTTTAAACGCGTTAATCTCTGTATATTTACTCATTGCATTACTTTTTAGCGATGAGAATGCTTCTGCTGCAGGTTTCTGAGTAATAAGTTTAACTTTGAAGATGTATTTATTAGCTGTATCGTCAGAACCTGCTATAGTACATGTAGTTACACCTGGTAACGCACGAATAAGGTCTGCTAACACTGAAGGACTAGCATCTCTACTTATAACCTGCACCATTGCACGATAAGGAGTGTAGATAGCCTCACCTAATATGATATCTTTTAACTTCATTAACCTACATATATAGTCATAGGAACATCTCCTAATGACTTTTTTAAATTTTCTCCTTCATTTGCTTTTCTCTCAAGTTGAGACTGTCTAGAAGTTTGATCTAACATCTCTTTTAACTGAGTTAATAAGGATTCTTTTTCTGTTCTAGCATCTGCTAATAAATCTGATTGATTTAAAGTAGCTTCTGAACCTGGAACTGGTACTACTTGGTACTTTCCACGTACATATGCTAGTAGTTCTTTTGCTAATGCTAAGGTATATCTAAATACCCATTGTCTACCCACGCTGTTTATTTGACCATAAGTAGGATTATCATAAGGAACTTCAGCCACATTAGTAACTAATGCAGTTCCATTTAAAAAGCCTGCTGCTTTTTTATCATTTACTTTATAATATTCAAACCTTAAGTTGTAGTTAGTCTTAGGTATTGGGAATATTTTAAGTTTATTATTTACAAGTTCGAATGAATATGCTGATCTTCTTATCTGATCATTAAACTCAATAGCTTGTACTTTAAGAAGGTCATATGATGCAGGCATTAATAAGAAGTTTACTCCAGGACTAAAAGATCCGAAGTCAAAAGCATCCATTAATGATTGAATACCAGTACCAGTACCAGCATAAGGATCAAAATATCTTAATATAGCTGGAGGAGATTCATAAAAGACTCTTCTTATTTCAATACTACCTGTAATACCTTCATCTTCAGCCCATTGATTTAAATCATATTCTTGTTTAGAAGAAGTAACTGATAATGAACCAGTATGTCTAGTTACAAACCCTCCTACTTCTGCTTCTGTACCGTAGTTTTTACTTATGTTAACTACTCTATCTAATGTAGGGTTAACTATTTTATTATTAGCTGAACCTGCTGTACTATCACTTCCTTCTAAGGATAGATAGTTTTCTCTTATTTTATATTGGAATACTTCGTTTCCGTATGTAGTAACTGCTTCTTCAAAACAAGCAAAAAAGTTTTGATCTTGAAGTTCCACATCCATTAAAGGGAATCCTAAACGAGTACCGCAAAACTTTGCTACCTTAGCAGCATCAGTTTGAAAGTCGGTATCGCTATCATAAAATCCGAAAGGAGTAGAGCTACCCGAAGTAAAAGTTGCTGATCCATCCCATATAGTTACACTTGCCATCTATTACAGTTTTATATAAATAGCCAAAAAAAAAGAGGGCCGAAGCCCTCTCTTTATTATTATTCTAAGTTAATCTTAGATCTGAGTTAAGTCAGAGATAAAGATTTTTCCATAGAATTCAGGTCTGATCATCTTCTTAGCATAACGAGTCATTAAACCTTTTCTAGGAGTGAAGGTTTCAGGATCGTATACAAGAGGAGTCATCATTAATGGTACGTAAGGTGCATATACAGCTCCTGTTTCTAGGAACTGGCTTCCTCTAAACCCTAATAATAAGATATTCTCTGTCATATAAGGATTTTTGTACACTTTGAATCTGTTAGCTAAGCTACCGACTCTTTGTACGCCCATGTTAAACTCTTGCTGATCTCCATCAGTTGCAGCAGCATATCCAGGAATAGATTCTAGGATTGTAGCTACGTTAGGTGAAGTTACAATAAAGTTTGCTCCACCTCTTAAAGTTTTTTGGTGGATTTTGTTAGATACTTTTTGAACTTTAGTTCCTAGTGTTTGGAACCACTGTCCTTGAGTATTGTAGAAATCAGAAGTAGAAGTAGTCCAATCTGAACCTCCCCATACTTTGTTATTCTCAGCAGACCACTTATCTGTAGTTCTTGCTTCAGAGATCAACATATCAAGAATCTCTAGATCGATTTCCATTGAGATATACTCACTTAATAGTGAAGTTAACTCAGCTTCAGCATCGATAGAGTGATATGCGTTAAGATCTTGAGCGAACTCAGGAGTCCATTGAGCCTTTAACTTTCTAGTTTTGGCAACGATTGCCTCACTAGCTAGTTTAACGTCGATTTCTGGTATAGTGATTGATGTATCAACAGCAGCTGTAGATGATGCTTCAAAGTCTCCTCTGTCGTTATCTACTGGTTGCTTGTGATAGTATATTACAGGAGTAGCAGAGTTTGCTAGGTGAGTTCCTGTACCATACTGTACAAATACGATATTAGAACCGTCGATTTTAGTATACTGAGGTAAAATAGTAGTACCTGCAACTCTAAACGCTCTAACACCTAGTTCGTCGTATCCTGGGATCTCAGAAGTAGCAATAGTTACTGTTTCTAAAGTTTGTCCTGCGATGTTCGCAACAGCTTCAGCTTCATAGTTAACAGAAGCAGATGTAGCAGTAGCTACAGAAGCAGCAGTTCCTCCAGCAGAAGATACTTGGTTGATTGAGTAACCAAACTGTCCAGCGCCATAAAGACCACCAGCTACGTCAGTATCAACACCCATCTTTACAGATCCAGATGATACGTTACCGTATAGGTTTTCTCCGTCGTTTCTTCCGTTAGTTCCAGTACCATATTTAAAGTCTAGATAAAATACTAGTCCTGATGGTAAGTTCATTGGTTGTACAGATACAAAGTCCTGTGCAACGATTTGAGCAAATACCTTTCTTACTAAAGGTAAAGCTACACCAGCCCATTGTTCACCACCGCCAGCAGAAAAGCTTCCTCCGCCTACGTTTGTTGAGTTAGCTTCCGCTACGATTTGTTTTGCTTGGTTCTCAAGGATCATCGCCATATTTGACTGATATCTTTCATCCTCGATTCCCTCTAACAAACCTGAAGCAGACCACTTCTCAGCCAAACGAGCTGCGTCAGCTTGCATGCTTTTGTAGTTGTTTGAGCTTTCTAAAAGGTTATTAATTTCCATGTCTTTTTAAAATATTATTTAATTATTCCAGCTAATTTTTGCATTCTAAGGACAGTATCTGATACTTCATTTATTACTTCTGGTTTCGCAGCAGTAGTTCCTGTAGCTTTAGATGCCATTCCTTTTACTTTTGATTCTGTAACTGTTTCTTTTTTTGCAGTAACTACATTTTCAGAAACTGTTTCAAAAACAAGTTTTACTTCTTTTACCGTTTCGGCTTTGTCGAAAGCAGCTATAATGTTAACTTTTTGAGATTCATTAAGGTTATTTGCCTTAAAGATTTTGTTAACATATAATAACTTAGAGTTAAGAAGATTAGTTTCGTGAAGATCTTTTTTAAGTTGCTCTATAGTATCTAAAGCCTCTTTAAGTTCTTCTTCGTTAACTACTCTATTGATGTTGGTACCTTGAGCTTGAGAATCAGCAGAATCTTGATTTTCAGTTGAGTTAGCAGTTGATACTTCCTCTACTTTTTCTTCTTCTTCTTCTTTAGCTTCTTCCATTGAATCTTCTTCTTTGTCACCTTCAGCTACAGTAGCTTCTAGTTCTGCAAGAAGTTCATCTAAATCAATAGTTTCATCTTCTACTTCTGGTTCTTCCATGTCATCTGCTGGCTCTTCGATAGGAGCTTCGTCGCCCATACCTTCGATATCTCCAGCATCCATGTCATCACCCATTTCTTCTCCACCGCCCATTTCTTGGGCAATGATGTCACGAACCATGTCTTTAAACTGATCAACAGTTAAATCACCTAGTTCTTCGTCACCATCAACGGCTTCTTCGCCAGCTTCTTCTTCGCCAGCGTCATCGATTTCGGCTTCACCTTCGTCATCTGATTCTTCAGACTCATCCTCTAGTTCTTCCTCTTCTTCAGCTTCTGCCATTTCTGGAGCAACTGTTAGATCTTCCTCTACTGCTTCTTCTTTAGCTTCTTCCATTGAATCTTCTTCCTTTTTAGGAGCTTCTTCAACAGCTTCGTCTTTTTCGTCTTTAGCAGGAGCTTCTTTAATTTCTTCTTCAGTAGATTCATTAACTACTTCTTCAGATTTGGAATCTTCCATTTCTTGAAGTTTAGCAGCTAACATATCTTTCAGATGAGGTGTTAAAGTCTCTTCTAAAGCTTCTTTAGCGTTAGCAATAGCGGCTTCTCTTACAGATTTAGCTTCAGCAATAGCTTGCTTGAATAAATCTTTGTTTGCCATTATTTAAAGTTTGTGAGATTTCTACGATTATTTAGAATCGTAATAGAAAATATTTTTTTTTCATGCAGAAGTATCTGCATATTCTTATATAAATATATAATAAACAAAAAAACCTGACAAAAAGTCAGGCTTTAGTGTAGCGGTGTAAGATTCTTTTATGAATCTAGTATGTCTTTGATTTCGTTTTTGAAAGCTGCTTCTTTAGTTAGCTTAGTTTCTGCTACTCCTTCTTCGTAGCCTCTTCCTTTTTCTCTAGCTATTTTTTTAGCTGATGAGAAATCTTTAGAGAAACTTTTCCATGCTTTACAAATCTTATTATCTGGATTTGCTTCACAATAATCTGTAGCTTTTAGTTTAGCAGCAACTGTACCGCCAAGACCTGCTACATAAGATGCTATCATTGCTATTTGACTTGGATCCATATTTTGTACTAAATCAATCAAGTCAGTAGCAGCTGCCTCGTCTAGTTGTTCATCTTCTGAAACTTCTACTGCATCTTCGTTTTTCTTTCTTTTACCATGAGAATGCTCTTCTAAACTTTTGATGTCTAGTTCGTTAACAGGTATGTTTTTCTTAACTCCACCTTCCTTGAAGAATACATCATAATGTGTTACTTCATGTTTTCCAGTTTCAGAGTTTTCAACTAAAGTATGTTGTCCTGCTATACATACACCGTAGCCATAAGTTTCATGCACTACATGTGCTGCACAGTCATGTGCAAAGCCTGGTCCGGCTTCTTCTATATTTTCTTCTTTTCCTTTTTTACCTTCCGCTATAAAGGATCTTAAATCAAAGTTTGTATATTTACTCATGATAATCTTTTTATGTTTATATATAAATATGTTAGTTTTTTAATAAATTATGCTATACCAGCGCCTACAGCGGCACCTTTAAGAAAGTTTTTGAGGTACATTACTATTTCTCCTGTTTTTACTGCATTAAGTGCTCCTTTGACTGCTGCACCAGAAATATTACCAGCTTGGTATTTACCTGCCATTTCAATAGCACCATGACCTAATAACCCACCTATTATTAAATAGAATATACCTTCTGAAAGTTTATGTTTAACTTTAGGGTCTATATCTGATGGTAAAAATAATCCAACGATTTTTTCTACTATTCCTATTAAAAAATGATGAGCTCTATCTGCTGCTGCAATAACTTTATCTGAAGTGGCTCCTTTTCCTCCAAAAAATCTACTAGCTGTTCCTGTTACTGTTGCTATTATTTTTAAGATAGTAGGACCTGAAAGGAATAAACCTGCTCCTAAAGCTAAAAGACCTTCATCAACACTATCATCTTTTTTGACTATATCGTCTTTGTTAGCTTGAAGCTCTTTAGCTACTTGTTTAAAAGTCTGTTTTAAAGCAGCATCAAGTTGTTGTTGGCCTTCTTGCTCAGCTAATAACTCTCTTACAAGTTCTTGTAGTTGAGATTTTTTCATTATGCTCTTAGTATATCGTTTATGATAGAATCAAGTCCATGGTATTTAGATACTTTTATTTTACCTTCCTGTAGAGCTACAGGGTTCATAAAAGCTCCATGTGTAGATGGATTAGATACAAAATCCCAACAAACTAGTTCAAAATCATCTTGTACTTCTAAATGACCTTCATTTGTTTGTTGAACTGAACCGGTACCTCTAGAGCTTATACCAATGGTATGACCTGCTTTTATTATTTCTTTTACGATGTTACCTGCAGGGGTGTTTAGTAGTTCTACCTTACCCATTAGGTCATCTCCATCCCACCATAGGTCTTTTACTACATGAGATGCATTTTTAAGTTCAACTACAGGTTTATCTGGGTGATCTAGTTCTCCAAAAGCATTACCGTTTTTGACGAACTCTTCCATATATTTCTTAGTTTCTCTTTCTAGTATAGGTTTTGCATATACTCTACCATTTTGGTTTTCGGCAGTAGCTCTTTGCATTATCCCCTCAACCTCGAATACTCCAGGTCTAGTTTTGGATTCTCTTAGGGTTGATCTAAATGGCGTAACGTTTACTAATAATTCAGCCATATCTTAAAAGTTTGGTGTAAATACTGTTGCTTTAGGATCTTCAGGAGTTTCATCTATTTCTCCAGCTGCTTTTGCTTGGGCTACCATGGCAGGATCTAGTTGTTTTGCTTTAGGTAGTGAGAGATCTTTAGTAAATCCTTTTTTAGTTACAGGACGTAAATCTTGCATAAATGCAGATTCAATAGATGGTCCAATAAATGGTCCTATCTTTAATCCTTCTTCGTTTTCGATACTATCCATATCGTCGTAAACTTTTTGAATCTTATCTCTTACTTTACCGTAAAAAGATTCTACTTCAGTTACAATATTTTCTAGAGAGTTAATAACGCCTTGTGCTCCTGCATAACCTCCAAAATCGTCCATTTTTTGTGATAGTCTGCTAGTAGCTGCTTCGTTAATAACGTCTTCGTTTAATGTCTTCTTTATAATAGACTTAATAGCTTCTTTAAGTTGCTTTTCTTTTTCTGCTTGTTTTTCTTTAGCTATATCGTAAGTAGATTTTTTACCAGCTCGTCTATCTTGATCGTGAGCCTGTTGCATTCTTTTCATTGCATAGCTCTCATCTTTACCCATAGCTTTTTTGATAGCTTTATCTTTAGCAGCCATATAATCATCTCCATCGATGTCTCCATCACCATCGTGATCTTTTCCTTTCTTTTCCTCCATATCATCAGTCATATAACCACCTTCTTTGTATGCGGCCATAAATGATT